GCAGACGAAAACGTCAGACGTGCTGCGAAGCATCTTGGGTTTACGCCGAAGGCTTACGCTGAAATTTTAGATAAGGAAGGAATCGGTTATGCCTGAGATCAATCACAAAGACGTAGCGGCAGCATTGAATGGTTCTCCTGTTTCTGCGGCGGCGCTTGAAGAAGCTATCAAGCGTGTTCTCGCCAAAGGAAAACAAGAGCGCATCGAAGCAGCGCAGCCAAAGGAGCCGAATTGGGCTACTATGACTGAGCAGGATGCGTACAGGGCTTCAACTTATATCCCTACAGTTGAGCACGAAGTGCCTGATTATATGAATATCAAGTTGAAAGATCCTGAGTATGAGGTTGTATGGGCCTCGAAGGATCAGAGAAGGATTGGACAGCTCATGGCGGAAGGGTACGAGTTTCTGATAGCAGAGCACGTGCATCCTAACTTCAAACTTCCTCTGGTGTTCGATTCGGACAAGCACTATTGCTATGTGGATGTTGTTGCTTTGCGTGTTCACAAGCGTATTCTCTACGGCAAACGTCGTGCAGGATTAGAGCTTTCACAACGTCAACTTGGAAATAATCGTAGACCGCCGGCGGCGAGGGTTTCAGGTACTTTTGATCTTCAGGAAGTTCCTATGAATCCAGAAGTAGGTTCATTCTACGATCCAGCAGCTTAACTTTAACCCCGCGGTGTAGCAGGCATCGTCCTAACAGCAAATGAGGAGAGCGTATGGCAGCGGCAAATCTTACTACACATCTGCCGATTCTACAAGTGCTGGAGAAGGCGGGTACTACGCCGTTTACCAGCTCTCAACCCGAAGCAGCGGGACAAACTTTCTTGTCAGGAACTCCTGTGCAGTTGAATGGCTCAGGATTCGTACAAGCTTGGGATGGTGCTACAGTAGCGGCTGGGATTCTTGGAGTCTCGGAGTCCTTTGGTGCTAACCTTGGTAGCGCAGGTCTTGGTACTCCTGTAGCGCCGTTTGGTGGTGTGACAGGAAACATAGCAATTCAAACCTGGGGTAGTGTGGTTAATCAGCCTCTGGGTGTGAATATCGCACTTGGTACGCCGGTTACTGACGGACGTACTTTGTATATGGAGCCGAATCAGGATAACATCTTCCAGGCTCTGTATGACAACTCCACTGGCACTGTGACCGCTAACTGGACTACCACACAGGCTACTGTTGGTGCTATTCTTGGTATGACCAAGGATGCCAATGGCTACTGGTATGTTGACGGTGGCAAGACTGGCGGTTCTGCTGTCGTGCAGGTCGTTGGTCTTCCGATGGGACCGGGACTCAACTCTCTTGTCAACTTTGTCTTCCTAACCGCAGCGATTCAAGTAGCTTAATCGAAGGAGATTTCTATGCCTCAAGTAAGAGCAAAACTCGCACAACTGATGCAGCCGGGGCTTAAGAAGATTTACTTCGATTGCCTTGACAGTCAGTTGAAAGCGTCAGACTATCCCAAGGTGTTTCATGAGGTAGATTCTGACTCTGAGTATGAACAAGAGCTTGAGATGGCAGGCATCTCGGTTCTGCTTGAAAAGCCTGAAAATGCCTCGACTTCTTATACAGAAATGAAGCAGGGAGCTTCTAAGAGAGTCGAGCCTCTGACATACTCCCTTGGTATTAGGACTTCCAAGGAACTGTATGACGATGACAAGTATGGCCTTGTCGGGAAGAAAGGTCCGACGTTGCTGGCACGGTCTGCGGCGTTTACCAAAGAGATGATTGCATGGAACGTGTTTAACCAGGGATTTACGTCCTCGGTTACTACATTCGACGGTAATCCTCTCTTCTACAATGCTCATGCTCTGCTCGGTGGTGCACAGGCTACAGCGATTGGTCCAGGCTTGGCTGGCGTTGTTTCTGCGCCGGGAACCTATCCTAACCGACCTCCTGTAGATGTGGATTTTTCAGTGGCAGGTCTACAGCTTGCTACTAACCACGCTGCTCGCATGGTAGACAACATGGGCTTCCCGATTCGGCTCAAGTGGGCAAGTCTCATCACTCCTCCTGAGCTTCGGTTCTTGGTTCGAGAGATTCTCGGTTCTCCGGGTAAACCTTTCACAGGGGATAACACGATCAATTCTCTGTTGCCTGAGGACTACAAGAATCTCGAAGTTCCTTGGCTTAACTCGCCGTCTGCTTGGTTCTTGGTTGCAGAAAAAGCAGACCACGCCCTGCAAGTGATCAATCGTGAAGCTCCTACAACGGATTTTGACGATGACTTCGACACTGATGCTATCAAGCAGAAGACTCGTATGCGCGTTGCTGCTTGGTGCCCGCGGTGGCAGGGAGTGTGGGGCACTCAGGGACCGTAAAAGATTCACAACGGAACATTGTTGTGATAGTAGCTGGGGGCGCGATCCTGCTCCCGCCCCCTACCTACTCTGAGGATTCAAAATGAGCTTCTTTGCACAGACCGGATTACGCCACACACATTTTACAGGTCCGTGGCATTACTGTGATCGGTGTGATAGTAAGACTAAGATTGCACTAATGAAATGGGAACGTGGACTTCTTCTTTGTCCGAAGTGCCAAGACTCTAACGGTACTCCGGGATTGCTTGGTGAGAGGGACATTAAGATAGCGCAGGTACTCACTGATGGAAAAGAAGAATTTGCTCCGGTAGAAAAACTTCGTAATCCAGACTTTGCCGAAGAAGTAGAGGATTTCCTAGTTTAAGAGCGCGAAGGCGCTGGAAAAGGAGATGTTATGAGTATTTCTGAAGGAAGGTTTGAAGGAAACATGTCCTATCCAGACCTTCAGTTTTTCCTAGGTTTTGACGATTTTATCGACACGTCAGCACATGCTTTGAACGCGACGCAGGGTGCCGGACTTGCTGGCCAGACGCTAGCAGCTTCACTTGCTGCTACGTTGTTCTCGAATGTCGAGCCTTGGCTACGTACTGGTGTGTATGCGTCTTCGTATGATCAGGAGCAGTTTGGTACAGCCGCAGGAGTTGCTGGGCCTACGACTGTAGCAAATACCAGCGGTCCACTGGCTCTACCGCCAGGAATTCCGCCGATTCTTGCTGCTAACTTGGCAACGCTTGGAAATATGCAACGTGGACCGATTCCGAAGGGTATGCAGATTGATAGCATAGATGTCATCTATACTGTCACTGGTGCGGCTCTTACAACCGCTACTACCGGACTGACAAAGACAGTGTTTGTAAATAATACTGCACCGGCGGTTACGAACTTGATTGCCCTTGGTGCTAACGGACTTCCAACCGCAGTACAAGCACAGCCTTATGTAACAAACATTCCGGTTACAACTCCTGCAATGATTACATCAGCAGATGCAGAGATCTTGTTTAATCTTAACCTGACTACTCAAGCCGGAGGCTCTGCTATTTTCTACGGTGTTGTATTCCACTGTCACTACAACTTCAACTAAGAAAGGAGTACCGAGATGGCGAATGATTTCTCAGGGCGTATCTGGAAGATCACAACTGGCGGAACTACTCCTTTCGGCGCGGCGAATGTGAAAGTCAAAGGCGGTTCGTGGACTGGTATGACGGCTGCTGGACAGACGTTCATCATTACAGATGTGGCGGGTAGAGTTTATACCTTCACTTCGTCTGGAGTAGATACGCAAGTAACATTCTACGAAATGGGCTGGCTTTCTGGACCGCTTACGTTTAGCGGTACTTTCACTGGGGAAGTTGACTTGTTCTTGGCAACTAAGTAGGAGTAGGCAATGGGCGCTATCAAAACAACAGAACTATCGAATGGTAATATCGGTCTTGAGATTACCTACGGTGGAAAAGAAGCTCCCTTCGGCGGCGTGGATACGTCTGCGCCGCCGGCTTATATTGATCCGACGTGTTTTACTCAGTGTGATGGGTTTATTGTTGTAGATAATAAGTTAGTAGCAGCATCATTAAATCCTGTCGCTGTACCGACTTTATGGGGTGGCTCTGCTGGAGTTATACTGATCGGATTTGGAAATTTCTATAACACTACTTATGGCACGCTTAACTATGCTCTTGGATATGGGACAACCTCGATTCCTGCAGCAGGAAACTCACCTTCTGGAGTAACTTATACATTTTACATGACTTCTTGGAATCCAGAGAACATAACCCAGTTTTGGAATGATACTCTTACAAATACACTTTATAATAGCGTAGGGACTGGCACATTTGCTACACTTACTATGAACTTGGATGCTTCAAGTTCAGGAACTGCCGGTTCTGGTGCTATCATCAACATTACAGCAATAACCTCTGTCTCAGGTCCGGCACGAGTTGGAGATTTTAACTTTATCTTGCCCGGAATCGTAAGTGGTGTAAGTATAAATGCTGGCGGTATCAATTATGTAGTTGGTGAGACTTTTTGGCTTGTTCAAGGTTCTAATGCGACGGCGCAGGTAACCGTATCCTCTGTTAGCGCTGGCTCAGGAGCTATTACAGGTCTTGCAATTGTTTCTAACTCATTTAACACCACTTACATTGATGGTACAAATCATGCTGCCGTTCTTTCTACAGCAGGTTGGGGTTATAGTGTAGCAACGGCTACCTTAGTAACCACAAGTGCGAGTAATGTAGTTCTTAATATTGCAGGGCCATTTGGGACTAATACGTACACTGTCATAACAAATGGTAGTTCCAATGTTACACCAGCGTATACTGGTTCTGGAGCAGCGTTTTCTGTGACGGGAGTCTATCAAGGCGGAACTTTTATAAATCTTATTACCCAAGAACCGAGAATCGCTTTTTCAGATGTAGCTATCGCTAACATATCGCTAGAGACAGCTTCTGAAACTGCCGGCACAAACTACAACGTCGGCGAAGTTTACATGCTTGCTTCTGCCCATACTACTACTACTGGCCTTGGTTGGGCTTTTGATGATGTGAATACGTTCGCTAAGGATAGTTCTGGTAACTCGACTGTATGGGTTGAAATTACTGCTGTCGGAGCAGGTGGTTCTATAACAGGTGTGCAGCTTGTAAGCACAGGACTGGAAACGTCCAATCTTAGTGTTCCTCTCATAGCCATCTTTTATCTAGCTGGTATTATAGGTCCAGCGCCGATAAATACTGTAGCTACTACACCCCTTATTGTACTTGATGCAATGGCAAGCGCTATAAATAGCGGTGGAGCTGATTCTGCGAGTGGCTCAGCAGATCAGAATGTAACCGCGGCTGTCAATGTTAGTGCAAGTTCTCTAACTCTGACTTCAATCAAGTCTGGTTCGACTGGTAATACAATCACTGCGTGGGATACATCTGTTATTACTGGTGGAAGTCCTTCATATTATTACTTTTCTGCGCGCGCACTACCTCCTTCAGCTACACATCTTACAGGTGGAAGTGACACAGGTGGAAGTGGGAATCAGCTTATTACAGTATTACCTTCTCAGGCTTCGATAGCCTCTGTAGGTGGAACTCTTTACATTGGTAATGTTGGATCAATGATTATCAAGTATGGTGGTCCGGGATCATTTGCTACCTCTACAACTTTACAAGGTGTACGCGTACTTCGTAAGTTTGCTGGCTCGCTCATTGGACTTGGTAAGATTGATCCTCCCAATGTGCAAGACACCGCGCAAGATATGATGTTTTTGTGGAGCGCTGCAAATGATCTCGATACTTGGTCGTCGCTTGGACTTGATGGAAATGTCTCAGGGGCAGGCTTTACACAGTTGGCAGATATCGGAGACTATCTCACTGGACTTATTGTAACCAACGCTACAGCTTTTATTATTCGATCACAAGGTCTAAGTTACGCAACTGCTACAAGTAATGCGACCTCTCCATTTAACTATAATCACATTGGACTCGGTGATGAAGGAGAGGGTTCGCAAATTGCTAGTTTGGTCTGTCAGTACGATCAAACAGGAGCTTTTGCAGGAAATTCAGACCTTTATCAAATCTCTGGTACGTTAAGCTCGATTGGACAGAAAATAAAGGCGCTTTTTTTTAGCGCTTTGAATACTGATACCACCGGACTTTTAAGTGCTGACACTTGCGCTGTTTTTGTAGGTCAGAATGTACCTATCATAGCGTGTTTTCAAGTTGGCTCTACGTTGTACGTATACAATTTCTCCAATAAGGCTTGGACTAGCCTAGCTTTTCCTATTCTTGTTCGTCAGCATCTAATCGTTTTTAAGATGGTTTCCACTATCTTAGGAGTTTTCGCACTAAAAAATGTAAGGAGTTCTTCGGAAAAATACGGTTCTAGTTTAATGATTCAGGCTGCTCAATGGCAGCCTTCAGGAAGTCTACTAGCACCCGTATTTCAAAGTCTTATAGATGGTGTACCGAATAGTACATCAACTAATTCTAACGCTCCAACTGTGACTTTTCCAGTTGAGGAGGTTAGTTTCGGACGCGATATTACGATTGATGGGTTGTATATTTCATTGATGGGTAATGTTACCGAGACTACAACTCTGAATTTTAATTTCAACGGTATAGCTTTTGGTTCTTTAGTTCTTGCGGCAGGTTCTCTGAATATGACAACGCCAACAGAATTTCAAGTATTTCCATCCTCAGTAACTACTTCGGGAGCTTTTACGGTACATTCTCCACAGCTCTCAGTCACTGTACCACAATATCTTGATGCTGGAGTGTCACAACTCTACATCGTGAAGATAGCAGAATTTGGTTCATTTGATCCAAAACAGAGGCCGGTGTAATGTTACCAAAAGATCCTAATACGTTCGCACACGCATTACCTATACAGCACAGACAGTGCTTACAGTCTGTGCATCAAGTTCTCACTGGTAATGTTGACATGGGAACTCCAACTTCAAAGGA